TACTACTCCTACATCTAATTGATTGATTTTCTTATCTAATTCGGACTGAATTTTAGAAAGTGTAAGAGCTGGATCATAGATTACATCTAGTTGTCTTTCTTTGTGTAAAGGTAGTTTTGTAAGTTTTTTATGAAAATCATCAAAGTCATGAGTTTTCTCAAACTCTGGTAATAAATCATGTCCACCATCAAAACGACCTGCCCACCATCCACCGACTAAATTCCATTCTTCTGATGAAAGAGTTTTACTTCTTAGTCGTTTTAGTGGGATTCTTGTAGCAATTGAACATATTCTTTGTAGAATTTGTCTACTGTCCATCTCTATAGTAAAGTACAGAGCACTGCGCCCTGACTCATAAACATTTGCTGCAAGATTACAACAGGTTAGAGATTTACCTGCACCACGTCGTCCACCTACTAGAACTAAATCTTTAGGTGAAAACTGGATTTGTGAATCGTACTCACTATTGAGTCCCAAGGGTAAATATCTCGATAGTTCTTTGTCGTCCTCGAATAAAGATATACTTTGCATACTTTCTTCGGGTGGTTTGACATCTACCTTGTCACTTACCCTCAACACTATTTCTTGGAGTTGTTCTATGTTTTCTTCTGCACTAGCCATTGCGACTGTGTTGTCAATATATTTATCAAGTTCATCTAGTATTTCTACTTGTGCATATTCATTCTTTAAATAGTCAAGTAATAGCCAAGCGTCAACCTCGACTTCAACTGATTCGATTGCAAATATTTTTTCTTGAAGGGTTCGATCTCGCACTTCATAACGGAGATCTTCGAATTTGGGGAGATCCTGATAATTATCGATATGTTTATCAAGGATGCGGAATATCGGCTGGTACTCGCCAGGTAGGTAATGTTCTTTTAACTTAGCCCATGTGTCTAAGTCTTTCTGAACAATAATTTGTTTTATCAGCGCAGACGCAATATTCAATGAACTCTCCCATAAGTTTTTTAAGCAAAAAAGTGGGGGAACGAATCCCCCACACGAAATTAATTAGTAATTAACCGATTTCTTTTTTAGCTGCGCCGTTGTAGTCTGAACATTGTAGACCTCTTCTTGTTAGCATAGTTTTAACACCTCTAACTGTTTTGCCAATTTCGTCAGCAATTTGTTCTACAGTCATTCCAGTGATATCTAAGCCAGCAAGTACGTCTGCTTTGCTTGAACCTTTGGTTTCTCTTTGTTTTGGGATAGAGTTAATCTCACCACTTCTTAATAGAGAAAGAGCTTTACCTCTGATTGAGTTAACTGATTTGTCAAGTGCGTCAGCGATATCTTCTACGAAAGATCCACCATTAACCATTTCAACAAATGTTGCTTCTTCTTCAGGAGTATAAGTTCTAACTGTTTCTACTTTAGGAGCTGGTTTGACATGCTCTGTAAGTTCCATAGAAAGGATTTTACCTTGAATTGATTTAGCAGAGAAGCTTCCACCTTCGAAATGAGATGCGATCTCAGCATAGGTGTAGTTTCCACTGTTGTCTTGCACAAAAGTTGCAAGAGTTGCTTCTTGTTCGTCTGAGAAAGACTTAGAAGCAGATGCTGAAGCTAATTCAACATCAAAACCCATTTTTCTCAATTTTGAAGAAACTGATCTTGTTGAAGTTTCAAGTTCTTCTGCTGCTGATGCAACTGTTGATTGGGAAATAGGGCTTTCAGAACCTACAAAGTCTACAAGAGCTTGGGTTCTTTCGTCTGTCCATTTTGGTAATGCCATGATTAGTTTTCCTTAATTAAATTATTTATATTATTAAATATTGTTATACCCATTGTTTCTGCTTTCTTAGTTTTTGAACTTTCTATGCCACTTTCATTTAATAGAATTGTTACATCCTTAGTTAAATTATCCTTTACAACAAAGCCGTATTTTTCTAGTACTTGCTGTGCGGCTGCTTTTGTAGGATAGCTTTTTAACTTTCCTGTGATACAAACTGTTCCCTTAGTGTCAGTCTGACTGACCTTTGCCTGCTTTTTGCAAGTAAAAGAGAAGGGTAAGTTGTAATACTCGTTGGCATGAAAAGAGTTCACTAACCAATCAATAAGATTCGACGCCGCTTTCTGACCCAGACCTGCTTCTGTACATATCTCTGGGGTTATCTCATTTAATGATGAGATGTGTTTTGCTAATTTATTAGAAGCACTTGTGCCTATCAGCGGTATCGAAAAAGCTGGAAGAAGAGTGATTAGGTCGACGCTCTTTGATTTCTCTATTTCTGCGTGTAACTTCGTACCCAATTTCTCTGAATCCAGTAAAAAAGATATTTCTTCTTGGGATAATGAATAAATATCGTGATAATCTTCAAGACCTAGTTTAGCAATACTTGCTGGACCAAGTCCTTTGATTTTTAATGTTTTTGCGAAGTGCTCAAGCTTTTTAAATGATTGAGCAGGACACTCATTGTTCTTACAAAATAGTTGGTCGTTTACAAATTCTAGCACACTAGAGCATGCTGGACAATTTGTTGGCGGTACTATCTGTCTCAATGTTTGTCTTTCTCCCAAATATGATAATATTATACAAACTTTCTAACCATTTGTCAAGAATTATTTTTTGGAAAGTCCGATAAAATTTTAGAATGAATGTTGAAACACTCTGTATGCCCACCAAACTTTTGTTGAGGAGCATAACTATCGTGCTCATACTTTTTGTGCAACTCCTGTTCGTATTTCCAGCAGTTGTAGATGGTGTCGTGGTAAGTTCGTTGAATACGCAACTCATACCCTTTAAAACCACGACTTCTTTTGATTACATGCCGCCAGTCTTTTCCGCTGGCGATTCCAACCTTGATACATTCACGCTCAAAGGTTCGGGTATTTACTAGAATAACTCCATAAAGAACTCCTTCTCGTTCTTGTTCTTCTGGATGATTATTAAAATATGTTTGGTTATAAACTCCACTCATATTTTTACTTGCCACTTATTACAAGTTTCTTCTGATAAAACAAGGGTGGGAGTGGCAACTCTACACCACCCTTCAGTTAAATTTTTAGATATATCATGCAGAGGCTCATAGAATTTACATTCTCCACATGGTTTTGTTGGTAGAGGTTTTGCTCTACGAAGTTTGATTTTCTTCAAAGTTCTTTACTCGAAAACAGTAATTGTCTGCTGCGGACTCCGCATAGCTTTCGCTGTGTCCTTCATATTTCTCTGAAGCAATAAAGACTGAATCGTCTCCTTGAGTTTCATAATAATCACAACCCCAAGTACCATCAGAGTATTTAAATACTACTGCTTCGCGATCATCTTTTAGATAGGTGTGATATTCCACTCTGTCTGATTGTTTCATTAATTGTTCCTTAGTGCAATCGCACTGATAACGAGGTACTCCACATACCTCACATTCCATTGCTAAATACATTATTTAAGTCTCCTAACCATTTCAACTATTCTATCTGCATCAGGGTCTTTTAACCAACCATAGATGCCTTCATCCATTTTCTCGTAGTCATTTAAGATATATTCCATTTGGTCAGCGGGAGGGTCTACAAAAAGACCTTCATACATTATTCCTATCTCCCATTGTTTATTTTCATATCCGTAGGAGCCAGGAAATCTAACTAAAGATATTTCCCATCCGTTATCAAATAACCAATGTTTTCTTTCTCCTCCGTTCCATTCTTCTGACTTCGGCCACTTTGCCATTAATCTATCCTTGATACTATTTGTGGGATTATTTCTCCTGCTCTTATAACTTCTACTTGGCATCCGATTTCTAATCCCAGTGCGTCTATGATTGCCATATTGTGTAGAGTTGCTCTACTTACTGTGGCATCGCCTATTTTGATTGGTTCGAGTATTCCCACTGGGGAAACACATCCTGATTTACCTACTTGCCATACAACATCAAGTAATTTTGTAACTACTCCTTCTTGTCGTATTTTCTTGGCAAAGGAGGCGCGGGGATGGTGTGAGGTATAGCCAAGTTTCTCAAAGTAATCATTGTCTATAACTCTCCACACATCTCCGTCTTGGGGGAATTCTGTGTAGTCTGCATCAACGGAGGTTTCAAAACCCCACTGAGAAAGAAGGTGCATATCTTCGATATAGTTATTCGTTGGATATGGTTGCACTCCGTATGCAATAAATGTTAGATCTCTTTCTCTAAATTCGTTGATGTCTTTTAAGTTTAGCGCACCCGCTGCATAGTTTCTTGCGTTTTCAATTGTAAGTGGTGCGACTATTTCTCCTGTGATCTGCATTACTTTTGTACTTTCTGCTTCGTCTGCCCATATTTCACAGGGAACAAGATACCTCATTTTGTCTGTAATATCCATTCCAAGTTTGCCATCACCTCTTGTTAGTGCAAGAGATAACTTTCCTCGAATGTATTGTAGACTTACCGCAGCACCGTCAAGTTTTGGAGTAACAACAAGTGCTTCTCCATCATAATGTGGTGCATTTTCTCCAGCATATACTTTTTGTAGAGAATACATGCGATAGGCATGCGGATATCTATTATCATAGGATTCACTTCCTACTGTTTCTGAGATTTCATACTGTTCAAGCAATCTATCATATACTTCGTCAGATATAAAAGGCTTACCATTGTAGTAAGCAACTTTTGCTTGTTTGATTAATGCCTCTAAATTTTTCATATGTATATTATACTAAATTTAACAGGACTTGTCAAGAATTATTTTTCGTATCCAAACAACTCAAAATCTTCACCAGCCCAAAGTTGGATCTTTTCTTTTCTTTCTGGAGTTTCTACTTCTTTCCATGAAGGATGACGATTATCATTTTTAACAGGTAGTATTATGTCTTTTGGTAAAAAATCTAATTGAGTAATATCTTCTTGTAAGGACTCTAGTTTTAAAACTACATTATATCCTATTGATTTTACGTACTTCCACATAGGAAAATATCTATACATTAATCCATTGACTTCTGTTGCATCATGTTTTAGTGTTGTATCTAAGCAATAATCAATGAATTCATCAAACGTACTTACGCCCATTTGTTGAAGTTCTACCTTTCTTGAAACAGAAAAATAATAAAAACTGGTCATTCTATCATAAGGATTTCTAACACTAACTATCTTAGTGTAGTACTTTGCATGTTCTGGAACTATACGACAATGTTTATTTGTCAGGTTACTTTGTATTGGAGGTCTCTGTAAATACCCAGCACAATGCTCTGTAAAAATTGAATCCAAAGTTACACTTGCTGTTTTTGGAACATCAATATAAATAAATTTATGTTTATCAGAAACTATCATAGATATATTTCATCTAATAATTCTTTAAATTCATCCTCTAAAATGCTCTTACTTTCTGCAAGTGATATAATTTCTACTAAACCTTGAAATAGATTTCTACTGTTATCAAAATCTATAGGCATAGAAATACCTTCTCGACTAGGTTGCCATTCTTCATCAAAATCTAAATAATATTTTCTAAGGGATATATACTCGACATCTCTAAAAGTAGAGACCATAAGACGCACCTGTTCGTGCTCAGTTTCTTGTATTACTTTTTCGTAAATAGCGGGAGTGTTAAGGTCAATCATTCTTAATCACTCGGTTGAGAGGTACTATACTCGTTACATTATCAGGTACAAGAATCCTATAGGAATCTGTATCCCAACAAAAGAGTAGTACTGTATTGTTTGTTTCTTTTGCTCTATTTCTTTTCTCTTGTATATACTTGGTAGAAAAGTCTCTAGTGCAAACATTATATTTTAATTTTCTTGAGTTTTGACTTCTGTAAGTGATAATAGCATCACCAGCTTCGTCGAGTCTCTTTTTGAACTCTTCCTTCTTCATGTTTCCTCCAATTTAGTCTAACGAAAACTCTTTTGTATTGCTAAATTGCAGAGGTTACTTTTTAAGGATGCAAAAAACCAAGGCAGTCACCTGCCTTGGTCAATGATTAATTTACACTAATTGTTTAGAGCTTCTACGATATTTGCAAAGTAAACAGCTGCTTTACCTGTAAGTTTAGAGATGATTGCTGCGTCAACTTCTTGACCTGCATCACTTAATACAGAAGTAAGTCTGTCTTGAGCATCTGAAACAGAAACTCTGCCACCACCAGTTGAGCCACCACCTGAAGAGGATCTAGCTGCTGGGGTTTTTCTTACATAAACACCTGCTTTTGTTAATATCATTCTTACGCCGTTAGGTGATTCACCTAAATGTTCAGCGATTTCTTTTACAATCTCCATTGAGGTTTCAGGAGTAGGCTCACTATCCTGATACATTTCAATTGCTTCTTGCTTGCTTTCATCTGTCCAAGCCATTCGTTTTCTCCTAAAGTTAAAATTTTGTTTGTATTCGTCAAGAGAGAAAGTATTACGATAGCCAGGTGCCCATCCAGTCTTTGCTACCATTTGATTGTAATATCTATCGCTCAATAACTCATTTCCTTAATATAATTATATTATAAGAAATTTGAAACCATTTGTCAAGATTTATTTTTCGGTAACTAATAGGACTTCCTACTTTGAAAAATACTTGATAATCATTTCAATCTTTTCTTCTGCATTAGCAACTTTTTCTAGTTGAGTTTCAATGGCTTCAACAATCTCTGGATGTTCTCCAATGCCTGCCGCAGATCTCTCATACACTCTAATATTTGCAAGTGCTACTGCGATTTCTCCTTCTAGTTTTTTAATTAACGCTTCTAGTAAGTGATTCATTTATCTTTCCTCTGGTAAGTCGGGCATACTATCCCCATAAATTTCTCTACACTGTTCCTCGAAATCGGAGTCCCAGTATAACTCGTGTTTTTTATTTTGCCAATCTTCTATTGCTTTTTTAATTGCATCTTCTGCTAAGACTGAACAATGAATTTTTATTGCAGGCAGCTGTAATGCTTCTGCAATATCTTTGTCTTTTATTTGTTTGGCTTCTTCTATTGTTAATCCTTTTAACATTTCAACAAACATAGTAGAACTTGCTATAGCAGAACCACAACCATAAGTTTTAAACTTAACATCTTCTATGATGTCTGTGTCTGGATTTAATTTTAATTGTAGTTTCATTACATCACCACAAGCAGGAGCGCCTGTTAATCCAGTTGCTACTGTTGGGTCTTTAGGATCAAATCGTCCTACTGAAAACTGTTCAGGACTATTTAATACTCCTTCAAATCTTTCTACTACTTCTTTACTGTATGCCATTAATCTAGCTCTGGGTCATAAGAATCTTGACCATCCTCTTTTAGTTTTCTATCAGAGGCGTAGTAAGATGCTTCTACTTCGGGATCATGATCCCAATTTTCTTCTAACTTAATTTTTTCTGTCTCCATTATTATCTCCTAATGCGCCTTTGACAAATCCATTGGCAAACTTTTCAAGTCTCTCAGGAATTAATAGTGTTAATACCATAAAAGGTAAAAATATAAAAAATATACTAAAAACAATTATGCTTGATAATATTGGTCTTTGTGCCAATATATTCTGAGGTGCTACTTTATTTATTATTTTTAGTGATGGAAAATAAATCTTCCACATAGAAAGTAATGCGCCTGCTAGCCAAAATGCTAATAAGTATTGCCAAAAATCTGTCATAAATATTCGTTTAAATGCTTAAGACTTCCTAAGTCATAAGCGAGTGATCCACTGTAATGCCCTGCATTGTTAATTGTGCCAAAATAGGGCGATTCGCACTCTGCCATCTCTGTAATCCAAAGAGTATAATACTTTGATCCATACTTTTCTTCATAGTTTATTCTTGTATCTTCTTTTAAAATTGTTGCAACACAGTTTTTTCGTACTGCCCAAACTCTTTCTCCAACTTCAAAAGTTTCAGATACACACTGTTCTGGTAGCATTGCATTTCTAATTGCTTCATAATCTGATTCAGGTAATTTTTGTGGTATACCTAATCTTTCTATAACTGCTTTAATAAAAGCAGGAGATCTGTAGAGTGCTTTTGCAATATCTGAAATGTTTGCCCCTTCTAAATAATAAGTCACGATGCTCTTCTTTTCGGCTTCAGTGACTCCTTTTCCTTTATTCTGTGATTTTCTTAAATCACGATATCTTATTGTTTCTTTATGTTCCTCAATAATATTATTGAGCCTTGTAGTGTTATATGTGATATTAAGAATACTACATGCTTCTTTTTTAGTTATAGGCTTTTCTGCCTCTAATAAATTAATAACATGCTGTATATTTGATTCTGTTAATTTTTCGTGTTTTTTAATCCTTGCTGCCAAGTTGACTCCCTAATAAAATAATTGTATAATGTATTATTTTTAATAAATCTTTTTCGTTTTTGCCATCTTTCTTTCCATAGCGTTGTGCATACTTGATGACATTTCCTAAACAAAAACCTTCTCCATGCTCTGCGTCAAATATAAACTCTGTGGACTGTATTTTATTCATACTATAATGTGCATCATAGGTAGAATCAATATAAGTTTTTAACTTATCTATTACTACATCTTCATTAAATTTATACTTACTCACTTTGCTGTAATCCTCTTTTCATAGTCTGCAAAATCTTCATTCCACCAATCAGGTTTATCACGGTGTGACCATGCTGCAAAAGTTGCTTTATCGAGGTGATAATAATCTCGATACGATTGTATTGGATTATCATAATCTCTTAGTTCTTCTGGCATTGCCAAACCGAAAGTTGTAAAACCTACTCGTGGAAGATTTACAGGATCTGGTAATTTGTTTACTACTTGTTCTACTGATTTGTGTAGTTTTCCATAGCGATAATGGTATTCATCATTCAAAGCATTTGCATAACAATGAACCCACTCATGATTGTCCAATGACTCCCTTGCCCAGATAGTGCAGGGATGGTTATACATCATTGGAAGGTAGGGTATGGGGCGTTCCTCTGGAGTCAAGTGTTTAATTTCAGCTTTCGCTTTGTTCATTACTTCTCTCTCCTCTGCATTCAATGCGCGAGGAACGTAACCCAAAAGTTTGTCTATCCAAACTGTTGTGCAAAGTATTTGTGCTGCTTCGAGTGGCATCTTAACAATATGCTTGTCAACATGATACTCTGCTGCTTTGTCTAAGTCCTCGTCAAGATAGAATAAATTCATCTATCTCTCCCAACACTTATAACCTTTACAATCCTTAACTGTATAGCCAAATGACTTACAATAAGGACAAGGTTTATCTTTTGTTTGCTTTTTTAGTTCTGTGAATTTTTTCATAACTTATATTATACAAAATATGAAAGGAAAAGTCAAGAACTATTTTTTATTTACCAAATGCTTTGCCAGCTTCTGAGATACCAAAGGCTCCGAGAGTTACCACTACGAAAGAGGTATAAATCGTATCACTGATTATAAGATCTTGTCCGAAAAATGCCGTAACTAGATCGCAAAGACCAAATACTGTCATTAATCCAAAAGAAATAAAACCAATAATAGATTTTTCGTTTATATCATTATCGTCTAAGAATAAATCTATAAACTTTCTCTTTGGAGGTGCTAATTGATTCTTTGCTTTTTGTGCCTCTTCCTTTAGCTCTTTGATAGTATCTTCGGCATTATCTAGTTTATCAACTAGAGCCATATACTTCTCTAAGTCTATCTGGACTTCGTTTCTGCTATCTACTGTTTCTGCCATTATTTATCCTTTGCTTTACCAATATTGAAAGCACACCAGTCTAATAGTTTGTAGGCTTTTTTGACTAAGCCGTCATCTACTGGAGTTGGAGTTAATGCAGCAATAAGTGATGCTCCTGCAACGATCCAAGGTAGTACTTGAACCCATGCGATTACCCATTGAAAAAACCCTAACATAGTTCTCTCCATTTGCTCTTGCGAGCCTTTGCCTTTTAGGCTATTTCATATTTTATGATAGTATTAAGTTTTATATCTTCCCATCTTTTATCATGGATTCTATATGCTAAAATACTATCTGAGTCCGACTGATTTATTTTATTACTAAAATAAGTCGGATCTAAAGTACATCGAGCTATTCTTTCTTCACCAGACACTAAGCTAGTGAAATAAATATCTACGACATTCTTTTCTAAAACTGATTTAATCTCTGAAAAGCGTATCATAAAGGTTCGCCATTCAGAGGATTTTGATTGTTAATTTTTCTTTTTTCTGTTCTTGATGCTTGGTAGTGTTGAATATAAGGTTCTGATACCCATTTCATATAATCTTCAACTTTTATCCATTCAAGTGGTAAACTTTCATTAGGAATATTATTTTCTTTTACTAATCGTTCTAATACTCTTTGATCCCACTCTTCTGGAGTTTTTTCTTGTTCTACTATCCATAAATCTACTACTAATTTAGAGAGTTGATTATTTGGAAAGAAAATACTACCACTTAATAATTCTATTTTAGACTTATCTGCCCACTCAAACCAAGCAAAAGAAGGTACTTGTTGTTTTTCAAATACTTCCCAATCTGGTTGTCTTTTGAATAGTGCATCTGAATCTACATAAAATATATCATCATCTGTAGACTCTAGTGCCCATTTAATTATCATAGGCTTTTGTCCGCAGTTAAGTTCCCAACTATTGAGATTTTCTACTTCATAAATCTTATAACTAACCTTATGTTTATCCATTGAATCACGCAGGTTATTTGCATAAGATTCATAATTTGTATCTTTTGTGTAGAAACTAACTACTTTCATTTGTTACTTTTCCTTTTTGTAAAACTAAATGCACTGCATGTGCCCAATGTATATCTTCTACGAATAAGCAGTGCACTGTATCATATCCTAATTTTTTAATTGCTGTCAATCTTTGATTCCCTGCATAACAGAG